TCTTTCAGAAAAGAGTTTTTCCCATCCATATTCTGAATCAGGGTTTGCAGGATATGCGGATTCTTCACGGCAATCAGGGTTATCAGGATCAAGTTGATTGTGCTCTGGATACATGCAGGCAGATCCAGAGTAGAAAATCTTTGTATTATTTACTTCTGTCCTTTCATTAAGTTTACGCTGCTCTTCAAGAACATTAAGATTAATTGATACGGAGTTATGCATAATGTCCGCATCGTTCTCGCCAGTGAAAACGAAACCGGCACCACCCATATCGGCAGCGAACTGATAGATTTCATCAAAAGATTCAATCAGTCTTTCTGGAACATTTTTAAAAAAGTTTCCATTATATCCTTTGAATTCAAGAACTCTTTTCACAAATGAAACATCCCTGAGATCCCCAAGGATAAATTCATTTGCTCTAGTAGAAGAAAACTCAGGATGCTTTAGATCCACTCCGCGAACCCAGTAACCTTCTTCGCGGAGTCTTTTAACCATATGACTTCCAATAAAGCCACCCGCACCAAGTACTAGTGCAGTCTTATTATATTCAGACATGATAAAGACTTGTACGTGACTATTTAGATGAAGCAAGAAATCGATCCCAGGGATTTATGATGATCGAATGACGAGTGCCAGAGTAGGGTTGAACAAAATGTTCTATTTCAGGTGCAAATAAAACCAATCGGTTTGTTTTCGGTTCAATGACTGAACCATCTTCTAGAAATAAGTTACCCCCATAGACAATATTGACATCCATATAATATACAGATGTACAAAGAGGATACTTATGTATCCCCTGCTTCCAAAGAACTTCATCTTTATCTTGATGCCATCCTCCGGGCCTGGTATTGTTTTGTTGCCATATTTCGTATAATACGCAATCACTTAAATCAAAATACTTTGAAGCAAAATCGATAATTGGATGAAAAATTTTTATTTCATCCCAACTATAAGTTCCTGTAGAATCTACTTCTAAGTTTTCTGAAAGAAAAGAATTGCTACGAATATCAAATATTTGATCTTCTGTAAGAAAATCATCTACAATTTGTAATTGAGTCAAGGTTATTTTTGAGAAGATATTGAGTCTTTGACATAACAGGGAACACCTTCAGGATCTAACCATTTTGTGTACTCAAAGTCATCAATTGCAGTGAGGAGTTGCATCTGATTGTCCAGCAAATACATGTCACTGTATCGCTTGGTATAGTGATGTGCTTTTTGAATGCGATAGTCGGGTTGTCCATTCTCTAGGACACCAGACTCAACGTAACGATAGGGAAAGCGTTCGAGAAGGACTTTCATTGAACTTCGATAGTTTCAAGATCATTATACACGTATTCCATCAGGATGTCATAGTCATCCATGGGATCTCCGGAAAAAACCACACCGCTGTTCTCATAATACTTGCGGACTTTCTTGAAAAGCTTTGGGTTCTTCACATCGAGAAAGAATTCTCCATTTGCTGCACTTCGGAGAGTTTGCACGTCCTTCTTGAATTTGCTAGTCAGTGTCATTGTCTTATGTGTTGACGAGTCAAGTATAACTGACTTATGTATCCTTGTCAATAGGGGTTGCGAGGATCGAACTCGCCTTAGGCAAATTATGAGTTTGCTGCATTCACCAGATTGCTAAACCCCCCCTCCACAATTATAGAAATCTATCAATTGTATTTTAAACAGTTTTGACTTACCTCGCTTTCAGGATTTTCAGAAAGATTTATATTTAAAATAAAACGCGATTTATTTTTTGGATAAGAAGCACTATGCATCAAATCACCCTTAAAAGCTACTGCTCTTCCTTTTTTAGGACTCACACGTTGTTTAATAGTCCAAACATCTTTAGATAAAAGATATTCCATTTGATCAACACTCTTAGCTCTTTCATTATAAATGACTGTATCCCCATCCGTATCATTAAAATAGTATATGACGTTCCAAGTATTTGGTGTCACTTGATCCACATGAGGTAGTTGTATCTGATTTGTTCCTATTGCGGGATATGCCTTGATTCTAATTCTGCTAATAAAATTTATATTTAACGGTTCAATAAATTCAAATAATAAGGGGAAAAAACAATTTATAATTTTAATATTATGATGTATTACATCTTTGCAATTAAAAGTTTTTAAATCAAGTTCTCCCTCAAATAAATTATGTATATTAGCAAATCCATTTCTTTTATCATTAAGATATTTTTCCTCATCAATGACAGTTATGTCCTGACGATTCCAAAGAAAAGAATTGCTATTCACTATGTTATATAACCAGTCTTGATACGCTGGTGATATAATATTGTCAAACACCATAATATCTTCTAAATTATCGTAAGTAGATTTCATTTAAATAAAAAAACAATAGGACTGCTGGGAGTTGAACCCAGTTCACACCGTTATAAGCAGTGGGCCTTAACCGATAGGCGACAGTCCCTCAAAGTCCTCTGCAGGTATCATAACTGCAGTATTTTTTCCATTAGTGATTGCAATATGCTCACCATTTTCTACACGGTTGATCATCTCATCCCAGCGTTCTTGAAATTCTTCAACTGTGTAGATTTCCATTACTTACCAACCAAGGCAAAAAGTCCATGAGAATAGAATCCCAGGACTATAGATCCCAGGATCGCACTTATAATTGTAGCAGTTTTATTGTGTTTGTCAATTGCCTTATCAATCATTTCCTGGCACTGTTTTTCCGTAACATAGTGCTCTGGTTTGATTTCATCCATTCTGTGACTCATCTTCTTCTAACTGGGACAACCTCTTCTCCCATGTTACTCCACCTTCCATACCAACGCAAGGGTTTATGCAGGTTTCATCTCCATAGTTATTACATACCAAACCTGCAAGATCTAATTCATTTCCCATCTTTCCAGTTCCAGTCCAATAATGTTGCCCACCTATCCATGTAGCGCCACATTTTGGGCATGTCTTAGTATCAACTGACAAAGATGTTTGTTCATCAGACATTCTGCATTTGCTCCTTGAGTACAGGTATGTTATTACTTAGTGATTTTAGTATCTCTAAAGAATGTAACATCTTGATACAAACACAATCGGGATGATAGGATTTGAACCTACGGCCACTCGCTCCCAAAGCGAGTGCTCTACCAAACTGAGCTACATCCCGTGGAGGAAAGTGAGGGATTTGAACCCTCGGAGGTGTTACCCTCTCCAGTTTTCAAGACTGGTGCAATAAGCCACTCTGCCAACTTTCCGTTCGTTATCGTTCCAGTGTCTTATGACTCCAGATACAATAAAAGCGTTAGTAACCATGTAACTAACAAATATAATGGTGCGTATGCCAGCAACATAATTATCGTAAGGAGCTGTTTTGTCGTCACTGAAACTTCCAATGGCATACTTCCAAACTTCCCAAACTTTTTTCATTTAATTTCAAAATCAAGTTTGCGAACTTTACGCTTTCTTCTCTTCTCTTGATCTGCAAGATCTTGATTGGAGAGAACATTATTTGATAACTTTTTCTTATCAGAATTAATCATAATAATTTTGCTAAGATCCTGAGCAGAAACTTTATCACCTAACACAGTCATCATGTTAGGGCAACCACAGACTTGAGTTTTTGTATTACTACAAATTTCTGTGTTGCATTCTTTGCATCTGACGGTAATCATTTTTCATAATCCTCCTAATGGGAATGCTTGATGACGGGATCGAACCGCCGGCCGCCTCGGTGTAAACGAGATGCTCTACCGCTGAGCTAATCAAGCAAGACACTACACTTATCCGAATACTTGCTATGGGGCATTCAAACCCAACATTCTGACAGTTTGTAGTGGAGTAAGACACAATTTCCGTTGTGAATATCCCAAGGGGGTTTGTCCCAAAACGATAGGGAGCAACGCATCCCTCATAAATTTTGGCACCTTGGTTGGAACGTCTCAAGTTCCTAACTCCCCAACTTGGACTCGAACCAAGAACATCCTGATTAACAGTCAAGCGCAACTACCAATTGTGCTATTGGGGATTGTTTTTTTGTTCCTTCTTTAGTTTGTAATACAGTTTATGATACTTATCACACATTTTCCTGAGGACATCTCTATCTTCATCAAAACCAAGTTTCTTGGTGTGTTGATAAGAACCTTCTAACTCTGATATAAGTAGAAGAATTTCAACTGGTTTCATGTTCCTAAAGAAGGAAAGCGGAGTATCGGAATCGAACCGACGACATCTAACTTGGAAGGATAGCGTTCTACCTCTGAACTAACTCCGCGAGGCGTCTCAGGTAGGATTTGAACCTACGGCCGACTGCTTAGAAGGCAGTTGCTCTAATCCACTGAGCTACTGAGACAAAGGAGAAGACTCAGATCTCTGATTCAGAACTCCGAGTTGTGTCTTCGAGTACAATATAGTCCATTCCATCCATTTTGTCAAGATCGAACCACTCGTACCATTCATCCATCATTGCAAGTCTATCATAAATTTGATCAACGGATTCATTTTTTGCCATTTCTTCAATATGAGTAATTGCCCAGTTACGGGCCTGCATTACTACGTCCGTCGTTTCCATAATAGTCTTTTCGGAAGTATCTACTGAGGATGTTACTATTGTAGAACTTTGGAACTCCGTTGTCAAGGGATTCTGTGAGGACTCCGTTGACGAAGAGTTGTCTGGTTTCTTCAAAATTAGTTTTGCCCTTCGTCTTATGAACGCTGATAATAGTTCTGCTAAAATTTTGCTTACCGAATTTGTCAATGTCTTCTTTAAGTTCCGGACAAGAACCATAATATTTTTTCCAGTCAGATTCAGATTTTACTTTTCGTTTTTTACCTCTTGGAGTTCTAAACTGCCAGAAGTATTTTCTACCAATGTACTGTCGATTGTTTTGTAAATTTGTAATGAGGTAGACAAAACCGAACTTATCGCCAATATTTTCAGATAAAAAAGGTTGTCCTTCAAAAATCCAGGGATTTTCATAATCAACCATTACAAATTTATTTCAATTTCGATTATTTATATCTTCCAAATAAGATCACAATAATCTTGAATTGATCGATCTGATGAGAAGAATCCAGATCTAGCGATATTTATCAATGACTTACGACTCCACTCTTCACGATTACCCCATGTGGTATCTACAACACTCTGAGCACGATTATAATCCTCAAAGTCAGCACATACGCAGAATGGATCACTATTGAGAATATTATCAATAAGTGGTTTAAATACTTCTCTATCTCCACCACTAAAGTGTCCAGATTTTATAAGTTGAATCGCTTCAAATAATTTGGGACTCATGTAGTGTTTTGGATTGTATCCATTACTCCATAGTTCACCAATCTGCTCCTCAGTATTACCGAAGAGGAAGAAGTTCTCTTCACCTACTAAATCACGAATCTCAACGTTTGCACCGTCAAGTGTGCCGATAGTCAAAGCACCATTCATCTGGAACTTCATATTACCAGTACCAGATGCTTCCTTACCTGCTGTAGAAATCTGTTCTGATAGATCAGCAGCAGGATATACCTTCTCTCCAAGTTTAACACTATAGTTTGGAAGGAAAATAACTTTTAGTTTTCCATCCATATCAGGATCACTATTGATAGTCTCAGCAATAGAGCAGATAAATCTGATAATAAGTTTTGCCATCCAGTAACCTGGAGCGGCTTTACCGCCAAATATTACTGTGCGAGGTACAACGTAATCGTCTTTATGGTTTTTGATATACACATACCTAGAAACCACCCATAAAGCAAGGAGATGCTGGCGTTTGTATTCATGAATCCTCTTTACTTGAACGTCAAACATACTTGACGGATCAACAGAAACACCAAGAGTCTTCTGTATATATTGAGACAGTTTATGCTTTCCTAAAGTTTTGGTGTTTGAAATCTGTTCAAGTAAATTAGAATCATCAAGTCCATCTTCAAGTCCTTGAAGTTTACTCATATCAGTTATCCAATCAGAACCGATATAATCAGTAATAACTTCACTTAACGCGGTGTTGGAACTTGCCAACCACCTTCTGGGGGTAACACCATTAGTAACATTAGTAAACTTATGAGGCCAAAGTTCATAGAACTCTGGCATAAGATTTTTAGTAATAAGATCTGAGTGAAGCGCAGCGACACCATTCACATGGTGAGATCCAACAGTTGCAAGGTTTGCCATACGAACAGATCTGTTTCCATCCTCATCAATGATAGAAAGTTTCCTGAGAATTTTATCATCACCAGGATACTTCATCCTAACAACCTGTAAGAACCTGTGATTAATGTCATAGATGATCTCAAGATGTCTAGGAAGTAAATCTCGAAACATCTCCAGATCCCACTTCTCAAGTGCTTCTGGAAGCAGTGTATGATTAGTATATGCGATTGACTTAGTTGTAATATCCCATGCTAAATCCCAATCAATTCTATTGTCATCAACGAGAAGTCTCATCAACTCAGCAACAGCTACTGCTGGATGAGTATCATTTAATTGAACTTGATAATGTTTATGAAAATCTTCTAAAGAAATATTGTTTTCTTTAAGTGTTCTAATCATGTCCTGAAGTGAGGCACTAACAAAGAAAAACTGTTGCTTCAGTCTCAGTCTTTTTCCTTGACAGGTTCCATCATTTGGATAAAGAACTTTAGAAATAGTCTCAGTAAAGACACACTTCTCTACCGAACCCAGGTAGTCTCCTTGGTTAAATGCATCGAAATCAAATACATCGCAAGCATCTGCTCTCCAGAGTCTTAATTTGTTGCACCCCTCAACGTTATATCCAACCTGAAGAACATCATAAGGAACCGCAAAGACGTGCTCCTCAGGCACCCAGCGCACTCTCTTGGTATTATCCCCACTGTTTGAGGTATAGTGCTCAACTTTACCGCCAAATCCAACTTTCACAGATTGATCTGGATAACTTACTTCCCAAGGCCAGTCACCGTGCAACCAATTATCAGTGACTTCTACCTGCTGATTATTGTGTATGCTCTGCTTGAAAATGCCAAACTTATATCTAATACCATATCCAGTTGCAGGAACCTTCAGGGTGGAAAGAGACTCCATATAACAAGCAGCAAGTCTACCCAATCCACCATTACCCAATCCAGGTTCTTCTGCTTGTTCTAAAATTTCATCAAGAGAATATCCATACTCTTTTACAGACTCTGCAGCAACTTCTTTCAATCCAAGATTGAGTAAATTATTTGCTAGTTGTGGCCCTATCAAAAACTCTGCTGATAGATATGCTACTGTTTTATTTGGTTTAGGATTGTTATGATAAGATGTCATCATCCTATCCCTAATGGCATAACACAATGCCATATACACATCATGAACAGTTTCGGTTTTTGGTTTCTTACCTAAGGTAAATGTGAGATGATCACCAATTGCCGAAGTAATATCTACAGTGTTTAACTTTTGCATATTATTATGCGATATGTCTACTATTTAAGCACAAAAAAAGAGTCCGTCAACTAAGTTGAGGACTCTGTTATGTTTTCCTAACTCAAAGTTGGAATCCAGAGAAAGTATCTTTCTTGACATCCTGCTTGATACCACCTACAACATAAGACTCTACTTCTGTCTCTTGAGGAGCAACCTGAAGTCCTTTAGAAGAGATCCAGTGTTGAGTCCATGGCAGGGGATTAGCAGAAGCAGCAATGTCATATTGAGGTGACAATCCGATCGATTTGAGACGACGATTGGCAATCCACTCGACATACTGCTGTAGGAGTTTATCATTAAGTCCAATCATTGAACCGTCTTTAAAGAGATAGTCTGCCCAACGCTTTTCTTCATTAACAGCACGATCAAACATCTTATATGTCCACTCCTCCTCTTCCTTCATGATCTGCTTCATTTCTGGATCGTCACCTGCTCTCCACTTATTGAGGATATTTTGAGTGATTGCAAGATGCTGGTTCTCATCTCTGGCGATAAGCGAGATGATCTTAGCGGATCCTTCCATAAGTTTAAGTTCGCCAAATGCAAAGCTGCAAGCGAAACTAACATAGAATCGAATGCCCTCTAGAATGTTGACGTTTGCAACTGCTCTATAAAGTTTACGCTTGATGTCATTAATCTCCCATTGTGCTGTGGGAGAATCTCTGAACTCTTTACTCCACATATTACCAGTGCCCCAAGTTTGAGCACCATTAATGAAATCATCATATGCTTCTGTAACGCTACTAGCACGCTCTAGAATACGCTGATCAGTAACAATCTTATCGAATACCTCTGAAGGATCCGAATAAACGTTCTTGATGATATAAGTGTAAGAACGACTGTGAATCATTTCCATGAATCCCCAGACTTCCATACATGCTTCTAATTCAGGAAGAGAGCAATATGGAATGAATGCCATTCCAGGGCCCCTACCCTGAATAGAATCAAGCATAATCTGATACTTCAGATTAGAAGTATAGATGTGCTTTTGTTCTGGACGAAGAGTTTGATAATCTCCACGATCTTTCTGTAGAGATACTTCTTCGGGACGCCAAAAGTATCCAAGTTGTTGTGTAGTCAGTTTATCAAAAACTGGGTACTTGTAAGAGTCATACCTCTGGACTCCCAGAGGTTTTCCAAAAAACATAGGTTGCTTTTTGGTATCTACTTGTTCTGTATTGAAAACAGTCATCCCTTTGACTTCTGTTTTCTTATCTTCTATTGATGAAACCTTAAACTGCACAGGATTCACACTCTCCCTCCTCGGCTTGTTCTAATTCTTCTAACAGGTTATTCAGTTTTTCTTTGTCTTCCTCTACTTCATCAGACTTTAGATCATTTGTGTTCTGGTAATAAGAGGTTTTCCAACCGTACTTATATGTAGTTAAAAAGTCTTGTGCCATGACGGACACTGGGACTTCATTATCATCATAATGCTCTGGATTGTAACTCCAGTTACCAGAAATTGCTTGATCAAAGAACTTTTGCATTACTGCGACAACATTAATGTAACCTTTGTTGTTAGGCATATCCCAGAGCAAAGTATAGTTGTTCTTCAGTGAGTTATACTGCGGAACAATCTGCTTAAGAGGCCCTTTCTTTGACTTCTTAACGGACAAGAAGTCACGAGGTGGTTCAATTCCATTAGTTGCGTTTGACACAACGGAACTGCTCTCCGAAGGCATCTGTGCGGACAGCGTGCTGTGCCGTAATCCGAATTCGTTGATAGATGCCCTAAGAGATTCCCAATCATGTTGAAGTTCTTGAGAAGAAATTTCATCTACGTCCTTTTTGTATGTATCAATAGGAAGAATTCCATCAGCGTACTTAGTGCGCCCAAAGTATTCACAATGTCCCTTCTCTTTAGCAATTTGATTAGAGGACTTCAAAAGGTAATACTGGAAAGACTCAGCAAGTCCATGAACAGCATCCCATGCCTCTTGATCACCATACTTATATCCAAGTTTTGCCAAATAATGTGCCAAACCAATAAAACCAATACCAAGTGATCTACGCGCCCTTGTAGCGATTTCTGCTGCCCTTACAGGATACTTCTGATAATCGATGAGTTCTTCTAGTCCTCGTACAGAAAGATCACAAAGGTTTTCAAGTTCCTCATCAGACTTGACTTTACCAACATTGATAGCAGAAAGAATACAAAGTGCAATCTCACCATACTCATCATCAATATGATTCAGAGGATATGTCGGAAGAGTGATCTCTTGACACAAGTTGGACATCTCAACCTTGTCTTTGAAGGATGAGTGAGAGTTACAATGATCGATGTTCATGATATAAACACGTCCAGTCTCTGCACGTTCTTTCAGAAGATCAAGAATCAATTTCTGAGCACCGATAACCTTTCTTGGAACAGACTCATCTGATTCATAACCCACATAGAGATCGTCAAATCTATCAGTACCAAAAGCATCATACAAACCCGGTACGTCATGCGGTGAGAATAAGCTAATTTCTCCATCCTGGATGAAACGCTCATAGAAAAGTTTTGAAATCTGGATGGAGTAGTCAAGTTTCCTTACGCGATTGTCCTCTGTACCTTTGTTGTTCTTAAGGACAATTATGTCTTCGATTTCTTGGTGCCAGATTGGGAAGTGGACAGTTGCTGAGCCACCACGAATTCCATTCTGTGTACAGCATCTGACAGTCGATTCAAACTTTTTAAGGAATGGTACAACACCTGTGTGTTGAACTTCTCCGCCTCTGATTTTACTGTTGATGCCACGGATTCGGCCTGCGTTGATACCGATGCCCGCCCTTTGTGCAACATATCTGCCGATAGCCATATCAGAAGTAAAGATGCTATCGAGGGTGTCATCAACATCAACAAGAACACAGCTAGCAAATTGTCTAAGTGGAGTTCGCACTCCTGCCATGATAGGTGTGGGAATGTTGATTTTGTGTTTGCTGATTGCGTCGTAGTATCGTTTGACATAAGTCATCCTGGTTTCTTTGGGATACTCTGCAAAAATAGTCAGAGCAATCATGATATACATGAACTGAGGAGTCTCGTACACTCCACCAGTGCTGCGATCTTGAACCAGATACTTATCTGCTACTTGACGCAACCCAGCATAAGTGAAGAGAAAGTCACGATGATGATCAATATAGGAATTTGCTTTCGCAATCTCCTCCTTAGAGTATTTAAGGAAAATCTCT